AGTGGAAGTTCAAGCAGTAATCCTGGCGGCGGCCCACATGGTTGGGGTATTGGCAGTGGTGGTGCTGTGTATTTTTCTGCAGACGGCAGTGCTGGTGGTGGTGCTTTTGCTGGTGAAATGTTAACTTCAACCACGTATGGATGTGCTGAGTATGGTGGCGGCGCTGGACAAGGTAGAGCTAGTACAACACCTTCTGCAGCTAGTGCTGCTGCTGGCAGTAGTGTTTATGGTGGCGCAGGTGGAGGCGCAGGCGGCGTCATTCAATCAGGTGCTTTTACAAATCCCCCAGGACAAGGCGGCAGAGGCGGCTCAATTACACTAGGTGGTGGTGGTTTTGCTGGTACAAATAGCAGTACCAGTGCTGTTGCTCCCACAGCAGGTAGCAAAGGCACTGACGGTTTTGGTTTAGTCGGTGGATTTGGTGGTGGCGGAGGTGGTAGCAGTCTTAGTTCACCAAACATTACCAGTGGCGCTAAAGGTGGTGATGGTGGTAATCGCGGTGGTGGCGGTGGTGGCGGTGGATCATGTGCCATTGGTGGGCCAGGCGGTGGTGGTACTGGTGGCGCCGGCGGCATGGGCGGCAATGGTTACGTGATAGTTTACAGCTATTAATCAGCTAGTACAGCTATCTTTTGCTGGATGATGTTACTATTTAAACTGTTGTACAACCCAGGATGTAAGGGTCTGGGCGCATTGCTCAACGGTGCCCATGCATATCCTGAATGCTCTGAACACAAAACAGGTGCAAATTCACGATCTACCTGACAGACAAATGTGTGGTATGTAAAGTGCTGATCAGTACTCTGATATAATTCCAGTGGTATGATTTTGTCAAAGATGATATTATAACCAGTCTCTTCTCTGGCTTCGCGATATAATGCTTGCAGAGCAGTTTCGCCAGTATTAGCACGGCCCCCAACTAATCCCCAACAGCCAGAGTAAGTGTCTTGATCGCGCAACATGAACAAGGCACGATTGGTAGTGGTGCAATAGATAAGCGCACCTACTGCAATTATTTCAGTTTGCAACTGTTTGGCAGTCTTACGTCGTTTAGATAACGATAGACCAAAATCCTTCGCCGTAGAATCCCTCATAGCTCTTGGTCCATTGTGTGCCTGTCCATTTATATTGTATCTGTGTTGTCAAGTTAGTCATATACGATACTACATTTTCAGTCTGACTGTCAAATACTACCCGCCATCCAGACTGTGTATATTCAATAATATCATTGGCATTAGCTAGGAATCTGGTATTACTACTCTGCCAACTTACTGGATGATCAGCCGGATCATTGCTGCTGCTGCCAATATTGTTCAATATTAAATATCTCTGGCCCACAGCGGCAGCAGGTAATCCAGCGCCTGGTCCTGCTGTACGCGGATCAATTATGGCATTTACTGGCGGCAATGTATTACTAGGTATAGTAGCTACATCTACATTAAACAATAGCTGATAAGGATTACCAGGATCATAACTAACAGTGCCAGCTATTAACCTATCTGTTACAATGTCTGTTAAATACATCATGCTAATACCGTTGACTATCTCACCAAAGTTAGCAATGACATTACGCCATCCTATCTGACCTACTGTCACTGGTATCTGTGTGCCTGTATCATTCAATACAGGACCGTTCTTGGGAACTAATGTGATTATACCAGTTAACATAATCACACCATATCCCATGGGGGTAAAGTACTGACGGTTACCAGCTAATATACTCTGATCGATAATACTTTGTTCCAGGTTGCCGGTGCTGTCGTATATACTGTCTACCACAGTTTGGATCACACCCAGCTTCTTGAGCTTTGTGGGCACACTTAACCAGATAGGTAACTCAAAGGTCATAGTACCAATGTCAATGGGTTCATCTGTGCCCACTGGTATATTACGTGTGGTCCAATTGATATCAGTTAATAATATAAAACTTAGACTGGTCCAATCCAGATAATTGTCTGTGTTCTGGATCTCCATGCTGGGATTAAAGTTGGGCAGGATCTGTTCTATTAATTGCAACTTTTGTTCAAAATTACTGGTCCACAGCTCTATTTTAACAGATAGCAAATAAGGTGCAGGCATCAGACGTTCTAATGTAAACGCTGTGCTTTGATTATATCCTGATTGTCCTGTTACAGGATCATAGCTGAGTGTGCGAATGTTCTTTTTGTCCACATGGTGTGGCTCTTGCATACGAGTACGATCATATTTGAGACCATCAATATAAACCACAATCATAGGCACATTATTAAGACTGTTTTCACTATTCTGCCTGATAATGCTACTGACATTGCGGTTAGTGTCAGCATAACGGCAAGGCACACGATAGAGTATCTTATTACCTTGAGCATCTGTGCCATATTCCACATCATAATCACTGAAGTATCTGACGAACTGCCCTACAAACCTGCGTATTTGTTTATCGTAGAAGAATTGGCTCATATTATCGATCCGTTTGTGGTTTAAGCAGTGTACTTAACAGCTGGCGTTGGTTGATGTGATTACCTGAATTTGTACGTGTGGTCTTTTCATTGTTGACAAATGTGCCCAACTGATTCTGATTTTTAACACCAGTCATAGCCTGGCGGTTTACATCTTGTACAGTTACCCATTTAATGCCGTCCCATTTGAACAGACGATTGGGAAAGTAATCCAAACGTAATACAAACTGCCCATTGTAGGGATTAGCAGGAAATGCAATATCAGCTGTCACAGGTAAATTGTTGGGTGCTTTGCCATCACCCACTAGATAACCATTAATGGCTTGTAATGCTGTATTCACTGACAAATCAGTGGTAATAATATCAGTATCAGCAAATGCTAAAGATGTGTCTGAACTAGCTGCCAGTGGATTACCAGCTAGCCCATCCACTGTGGGTAACTGGAATAGTGTACTTGTGTCGTAACCTGAAGCCGGAACATCTGCTTCAGCTTGTTGTACCACTGCTGTATTGATCTCCAGACTCTTGGTATAGCTGCTCAGCATGTCTCTGAGTGTGTTGTTGCCTGACACTGGATTACCTGATGCATCTTTGGCTGCTTCGTCCAGGATATCGCGATATTCTTGCCCGTCCACCATGGGCGCACATTTACAACGCCACAGATGGGGCCACCAGGTTTGTGCATAGCCTTCTGCTGCACGACTTGTTTCTTGTACTACGTAGAACTTCTTTAGTGCCACAGGTATGCTGTCATCCAGTGGCCAATAATCACGTAAATGCGGCAGTTCAAACACATCCCCAGCCATGATCTTGCGACCCAGACGCTGCACCATGTCATTGATATGAAATGTGATATAGATGGTGTCGTTTGACAAGAACATGCCAAATTGACTCAGGTTAAAGTCGTTGTCCTGTATGGTATAATGCCCACGCATGTTGTATATGCTTTTGTCGTATTTGCGATCACGGTTTTCCAGAAATAGCAGATCCTGGATATTACGTTCACTGACATTGTTGTATGTGGGTTGGGTGGCATCGTTTGTACCGGTTTGTTGATACACACCAATGTATTTGTGTATATTAATGCCTACGCCTGACATGGTAAACACTTCCAGGATACGGCGATCCTGGAATTTATAATCATTGCTGTGATTTTCTCTGTAAAGGCTAATTCTGGGCATATCTGTTTCCAGATATATTTATCGCTATTTGGTAGCTGACTTTATCTCAGATATACGACGACTCATAAAGTTAATGATAGCCTGTTTGGCCTCAGGGCCTTCAGGTATATCTACCTCATCTCTGAGCTCGTTTCTCAGTATGTAGTCCAGTGTGAATTCAATCATCTTAAGAATACTATAGCTCATATGATCCCCATAGCTCTGCACCAACCCAGTATATTTACAAAACAAAACCACATGTTTAATAACAGAGGCCATACCAGACTGCGACGCTGACATGCCCAAGCACCAGTTATACCACCAACAAAGTACAGTGGATATATCCATCTCATGTCTGGATTTTGAGCATATATGGCTAGTGCCAGACTAGCTATGACACTGAATATGGCAGCAGATATCTCCAGATAGAAGGCACGACTATCTGAGTGATAACTGCTGAGAAACCAATCTTTAAGTTTTTGCATTAAATCTTAATCCAGTCTTTGCAATATACGTCACTAGTATCCAGGTGCCATAATTCTGGCCCAAACCAATTACTTGGTGCAACTATTTGTTTATCAGCATGATTTTGTAACCAAGCAGCCCACCAACTTAAACTGCTGTTTGCCATGATACCACCTTTACACATACTCATCTTGCACAAGTCCCAGAATGGAACCAGTGCTGGTTGATTATTGTAGATTGGATCATCAATGATATGATCAAATCTTTTATTACTGTTACTAAAGGTAAATCTTTCATGTTGGAAAAGTTTTTGTTGTCTGCACCATTCCATATCATCACTGAATATAATCACTTGTTGATCTGCCGGCCACATGTCAAGGGCCTGTCGATAATACTCTGGTGTTTGTACGCTATGAAATTCCTGTCTTTTTACATAATCACTGCGGCGAACATGCAGAAATATAGGATTGTCAAACTTGTGCATATACACCACACATGATTGTTTAATTGAGTCCTGAAATTCAAAATCTTGACGTATTTGATCTGCAATCGCCGCAAAGTATTTTTCAGTCTGGAAAAAAGCATTAAGATTGACATTATCAGGGCAGTTATTATAAGTGTATTCACAAAATTTAAAACTGCAACTGTTATCACCATAGGCTGTGGGACTCTGATACATAGGCCCATCCACATACCCGGTAGTTTTAAGATTGGTTAATTTAAAACAATCCCACAAACCGTAGTTGTGTTGCTGAGTACCATCATCTGGCGGTATACAACATTCTAGATTGCGATTAGCAGCAATACCTTGCAACCCTGCATACTGAAACATTTGATTTCCTAGCCAACCTTTATTGCCTAGTTGATTAAACCCAATCATGCCAACCTCTGCATCCAAGTGTCGATCATTTCATCCATCATGCTATCAAATGTATAAACTGGAGTCCAACCCAGCACACTGCGAATTTCACCACTATCACCTTTAAGGTATTTTAGTTCTTCTGCTCTCATATATTGAGGATTTTGAACTACGTAATCTTGATAATTCATACCCAGCTTTGAAAATACATACTCACAAAGTTCGCGTACAGTGCGAGTTTCACCAGTACTAACTACCCAATCTCTTGCTTCAGGATGATTTAATAACAGATGCATAGCGCGAACATAATCGTAACTATGACCCCAATCACGACTGCTATCCAAGTTACCTAGTTCAAGTTTGGTTCTAAGGCCTAGTTTAATTTCTACAGCAGTTTTAACCACTTTATGTGTAACGAAATTGGTGCCACGTCTAGGGCTTTCATGATTGAACAGAATGCCATTACAGGCATGAAGTTTGTAAGCGTTACGATAATGCCGAGTAAGATTATATCCCATAACCTTGCTGACACCATATGGACTAACTGGATTCATAGGAGTGGTCAATCTCTGACTACCATCGGCATCCACACTATTACCGAACATTTCGCTACTGCTAGCCTGATAAAACTTAGCTTCTGGAACAATAGTGCGATATGCTTCGAGTACATTTAACACTCCTACACTATTTGTTTGGATAGTAAATGCTGGTATATCAAAGCTGATACGTACATGACTCATAGCAGCTAGATTGTATATCTCATCTGGTTTAACCAGGTTAATTACATGATTGATACTGTGTGTGTCTGTTAAATCACCATAATGACGATGAATGTTCCGCTCAATATTTTCCAACCGGCTGCTTTGATTCTCAGCAACACTCTGGCGACGTACAATTCCGTGAACTTCATAACCCTGCTCTAGTAGATATTCTGCCAGATAACTTCCATCTTGACCAGTAATACCAGTGATAAGTGCTTTTTTTGTCATTGTGTTTTTCCAAATATTGTTCTAGTAGATAAAGGTGAATAGTTTTCATGGCCGCCGCAATCTTCTGTATAATCACCTACCTGATCCATAAGCAATATTCCACGTGCTGCATCTTCTGGTGTCATATAATAATGCCAGCCAGCCATTTCATAATCATCTTCCCACTGTGGCATAGCTAAGTCTCGCCCATCATAACAGGCTTTCTTTAACCAACGATATGCTTCTGCATCATCAGTAAGAATCATTCCACCACGTCCAATTGGCACTCGTTTTTTAATCTGAAAGCTACACACATGCAACCCGCCAGCATACATGCCCCTGCGCCAACGTGTTGCACCATCCCAGACATTAAGGGGTTTTAATTGATAGATACCAGACCATTCAACATCTTCAAACGCTACATCACATCCGGCATGCATAATTTGAAACGCACAAGAAACATAGGTTCGATCAGGTATGGTAATTGTTCCAGTGGCCTGGAGATATTTGAGACTGAGGAACATGCCATGGCTGCAACAGTCAGTGGTTACAGCATACTTGCTACCAGCAAACTCTGCTACCTTGCGTTCAAATAAATCTACTACGTCTCTGGGATCTGACCATTCATACCCAGCTTCACGCAATTGATTTAATTCTTGTCTCTGCCATTCTGGTGGTAGCTTACCTGAGGGCCAACTGTTAAACTTGCTTATTGACATTTAATTTTCCTATATGGGTTATATTCTGATTATTTCTTTTATACTATTACTGAACAACATAGCAGATTGGCTCACGCTACTAGTACGGCATATCAATTTGCCGCATTTACTCAATAACAGTGCTTCTAAGAAGCTTTCTTGCCAAAATCTAGGATTGCTGAAGTTTTCCAGTTGTAGTACACTAGTGTCTTCTTGTTCATCTTTACCTCTGATCAGATTTGGCACACTGGTTACTTGGTCGCCAAAGATGCCTTGCATTACATCTATGCATCTATGATTGTCACTGCTGACAAAATAATTAGTACCAAAGGTCATATGTTTTAGATAATCATGTAAAGTCTTTACGCCATAGTCATTTCCATGTTGGATGTTCATATCACATAATCTTACATGTATGCCAATAGTGTTTTCTGTTATACCTAACTTATCTGCCCAATAATTCACTTCACTTATCAAATCTGGTTGAATCCTGATCATACTATCTAAGAAATGTTTATATTGCGGAAACATTGGAGATCTGTATATGGGAAATTCATTTGTGTAATTGTATAAATGTTGGCAGTGTATGGAGTTATGTACGACGTCTAAACTTTGTGATAACACCCAGTCAAAAATATTACCAGCAGCTGGATTTGTTCTAGGATCAATACAATTGAAATACAAGCCAGATATATCAGGATAAAGAACTACATTCAGAAGTCCATTTAAAAACTTTGCATGTATACCACTGTGATTTATCAGTATGTTATATTGCACTAAATGTATCCCAATCGTTTGGCATATTCCAAGATATTCTTATTGGGTCTTGTTTTAACTGGTTTAGCAGGATTACCCACATATACTGTCCAGGGTTCCGTATTTCTGGTAACAACTGCATTGGCACCAATAACTGATCCTTCACCAAGAGTAACGCCAGGCAGAATAGCACAGTTTACTCCACAACCGGAAAAGCGACCAAAATGAATTGTACTGAGATTTAAAGTGCGATATTCCACTGGAATTGTTGGTCCAATTAGCGCATCTTCAGTATACAACTCGCTGCCAGCAATAATTTTAGTACCAGCTGCAATAAAACTGAAATGGTCCATGTACAATTTACTGTCCTTGCCACCTATAACTACCACATAAGGAGCAATGTGGATATAGTCACCTATTTCCAACTTTGTGTTGCATATAAACCCTTTATCGATGGCTACATGATTTCCAATCTTAGATTGGCCTGGAACTTTAAAAAATGCATCTGGATCAATACGTACATCTTCGCCTATGTAATGTGGAATATTATTTTTCATCTAGAAATACCTTGTCCATAGCTTGCCCCTGATATGGGCCAGTTTTATATTCATAGACTACAGTATCATCTTCCTGTATTTCATATGTGTGGCCACCTTCAAAGGTCATACTGCAATCACCTGGATACAATGTTTGGGTTTCCAGCAATGTGCCGTCAGTGTCATACATGAATATCTTTACACTACCACTGATAATACACCAGCTTTCCTGTGCAATGACCATTGGCGTAGTACTGGGTTTCCAAATGTGCTGATGTGGCCTAAATGTCTTGCCTTTTTCCATTCGCAATGTGGCTAACTGAATAAATTGATCATCAGGTGCAATGTCTGTGCGCCCAGTAATCTCATCGCGGCGATTAATCATATGTAATAATTTTTCTGGATTGGCATTACTGTATATTTTCTTCATTATTTCCTCAATTAATCTTGTTTAGTTGTTTAAAGATCCAAGTATAGGTGTTGGATAATCCGTATTCTAGATCTTCACTGGGGCGCCAACCCAACGTGTAATCAATCAGTTCATTGTGACTGCTACGCCCCATGACACCTACTGGTCCTGGAATATTATTGATGGTGATATCTTTGCCAGCAATCTTGCCAATTAACAAGGCCAAATTATTGATGCTGATCATACGCTCACTGCCCAGGTTAATGGGTTGTGTATAGTCTGAGTCCATGATGCGATGAATGCCTTTGATGCACTCTTCGATATAGAGGAAACTGCGAGTCTGGTTACCAGGTCCCCACACATCAATAACACCGTCTGTGGTAGCTGCTACTTTACGGCACAGTGCTGCTGGGCTTTTTTCTTTGCCGTTATTCCATGCACCCAGCGGTCCGTAGATGTTGTGGAACCTAGCGATGCGGGCATGGATGCCGTAATTGCGAGCATAAGCCTGATACATGCGTTCGCTAAACAGCTTCTCCCAACCATACTCTGAATCTGGATTAGCCGGATAAGCTGACTCTTCACTACACAGTGGATTGTCAGGATCAGTTTGGTTATGCTCTGGATAAATGCAAGCACTACTGCTATAGAATACACGATTAACTTCATGCTTTACCATTGCATCTAGGATGTTTAAATTAATCTGAGCACTGTTATGCATCACATCAGCATCATGTTCGCCTGTAAAGATATAACCAGCACCGCCCATGTCTGCTGCCAGTTGATATACTTCATCAAACTTGTGTTTATTAAACAACTCACGTACCAGATCCTGTTCGCGCAAATCTAAGACATGGAATTTATCTGCTGTAGTTTGGCTGTATTCTGGATATTTTAAATCAGCCGCAATAACAGTGTGACCACTTTGTTTGAGATCATTTACCAGATGTGTGCCGATAAATCCACCAGCACCGGTTATTAGAATAGTTTTCATTACTTCCTCATGTTCTATCATAATAATTTATCTGAGCTTGCGTGTCAATAAGTAAAACATGATCAGCTACGTTTATATCATTGGATCAGAAAATCCGCCTTATAAGGTAGGCATCAGCAAGAACCCTGAGGCAAGGCTTCGTGCATTGCAGACTGGTCATCCTGACAGATTACGAATTCACCACAAGACAGAAACACCAGCCAACCGCACCAAGCTGTTGGAAACTGTAATACACAATAACCTCAAGCATAGCAGGCAGACTGGTGAATGGTTTGATTTGCCACTGGACAAATTGTTGTTGGAGGTGGAATTTGTTATGATCCGATATCTGGAAGATCCTATCTTGCCTCAGATAGTTCGTAATCGCATTGTTTAATAAGTGGAGGAAGAGGTGGGATTCGAACCCACGGAGGACTTGCACCCTCGCTAGTTTTCAAGACTAGATCCTTAAACCACTCGGACACTCTTCCATCTTGTCATATTATATAGCTTGGCTGAGGGACTAGGGC